AAACTTTGTTCTGTGCAGTGGCAAGTAAAATATAAGGAACCGAGTTAACAGCGGCTGGTATATATTGACTTTGGTCAACAACTGTAACTTCAACGCCTGGTGATAAAAGTGCCATAGTGAAAATCCTTTTTTCTAGTTATTAATATTTATATCAAAAGACAAAATCAAGAGGTAATTGCGGCCTTTGGCAAAGGTTTTTGTGGTAAATATATCATGATTAGACCCGTTTGCCCAGCATGTCGCCAACGACCTTGTGCTATAAATTACTATCGTGACGAAGTTGCACACTATCGAAATCGGTGTGGTCAGTGCATTGCTAAAAATCGTAGTATTAAACCACCCGAGCCTAGATGGAAGACTGCAGGTTACAAGAAAAAACCCGCATGTGATCGTTGTGGTTTTAGATCACGTTACGCCAGTCAACTACTGGTTTATCATGTAGATGGCAACCAGCATAACACTACTCTACGCAATTTAAAAACCATATGTTTAAATTGTGTAGAGGAAATTAAACGGATGGACCGTCCTTGGGTGCCTGGTGAGTTAGAACCAGATCTTTAATCTGGCCGTAAAGACGATCTAACCCGTCGGCATTGTTGTCAATTACAGCATCAAAGCGGGTGCCAATCCAGGCCGTTTCACTGGCATGAACTTTACATCTCTCTAACTGTTCTCGGCTTAATGCCCATGTTATATTACCGACCGGGCCCCGGTTTAAACTCAATGCTGCTTCATACCATTCGGGCTCTGGTCCACGAACAACACGGATAACAATACCGCCGGCATTTCTAATACTTTTAATTTCATTAGGAAAACGACAGTCTGAAATTACTACATCATCCGTTGTTTTTCTAAGTTTATTTTCTAGTGCTGCAATCCAAATATCATCGTGAAAGCTTCTACGGGCAACTTCGGTGCCCCATACTTGTAACACATGCCTAGGAGTAAGGTGTGGCATTTTCAAACGAGCTGCCCACCACGGATCAACTTGCTCACGCCAGTGCCTGGACTCTTTGGTACGACCCTCAAGCAGTTCACGATCCCAGCCAAATATCTGGGCCACTGCATCTTTAAGGCTGTGGGCAAAACTTTCTCTGCGAAATTGATGTATGTTTTGCAAGTAGTCTGCTATGGTATCTTTACCACTTCCAATCAATCCACAAATTCCAATAATCATGATAACGCCTTTACATTTAATTGTTTGAGAGTTAGTTGTAGCATGTCAATCTGCCTACGGCAATCTTCCAATGCATGGTGGGTTGTTGGTGGTTTAGGCAGTTCGGGCCATAAACTAAACACAGTGCGACTATCACGCACATTGTAGAACTGCCACGGAATAGGCTTGCCATAGCTTTTATACGCATGTTCGAGTATGTTCATATCATATGTTGGACCTTGTGCCCACACACGCTTGGCATGCCATACCAATTTGCCTAGACTATCTAACGCTTGGTCTAGGTCAATGCGTCCACCTTCCATAAATGCTTCATCGCGGGCGGCCGCAGGTTGAGTGGCCCACCAGTCGATCGTGCCTTGTTGTATACTACGGTTTTCTTGGCTTTCTAGTGTAACTCGGGCATAGTATTGTTGGTTATAATAGCCAGAACCAAACGGATCAAATGCCTGAGCGGCAATAGTTAGAATAGTAGTGTCAGGGCCTGTTCCTAGGCCTTCCAAGTCGATCATTAGGTCCATACTATGATTATAGCAGGATTTTAGAACAAAGTCTAGTCAGCTTTAACCTATTACCCAGGTAAGAGGTTGTGATCCATCAACATATCTGCGTAGATCTTCTAGAAGAGCATCCATTTGGGTTTGGGCTTCGGCTTTCATTGCGGTGCCGTTAAGTGTGCCACCACCTTGTGGGCCAGCGATTGTGCCAAATTTCTCACGTGCTTCGCCAATAATCATTTTACAGGCTGCAACCATGTAATCTCGAATCCATTGTTGGATTTGAAAATCACTGAGCAAATTGAATTCGGGTTTGAGATTGTAAGTCCACATCAATACTGCTTCGCCTGTACCTTTTGGATCACGTATCAATTGTAATTTTTTGGTTACTGGATTGTAAGTGTAGTTCATGTAGGCTCCAAACATGCGTCCGGCCAATTCTACATACTGACTATAGAAATCGTAAGTTGCAAGTCCACCGGCTACGTTGAAGTTCATTAGGTAAACGTTCATTGACGCTTGGCTAAATGGATCAAAGTTGCTGGCAAACGGGCCAGTTGAATCACCAAATGTTCTACGGAAAATTTGTCTAACAGTAATAACTTCTTGTGGCATATCATAGATATTCACATTGGTTACTAGTTCCAAAAAGCTATAGCTTTCTTCGTAGGCGTTTTGTGCCCGTTGACGATATACACCTATAGTTCGTTGATACGCCGCTTCGTAATGTTCAGCATCTAACTCAAGATCAATGATCTGTGCGCCCAATTGCAACTGGACATAATCAAAAAGATTCTGTTTTAAAGTGTCTAGACTAGCTTGATTTTCTAAGGCCATGTAGGGAAGCTCCGTTCCCTGTATTTAGTAGTTTTACCAAGCCCAGAGGATGATCAAGTTATCATTGCCTCGGCCGTTCCATTTGGTTTCTGTAGCATTAATTGCCGCGAATGCTTTACGGGCGGCAGGTTTTCCAACACTTGTGACTGTTTTAAGTTGTTCTGCGGGCTTACGTAGAGTTTTTTGCACAGTTTGTTGAGCGTCAAATCCTATCACAGCCGAGCCCTTTACTGAAAATGTTCCTATGTGGCTATCCGCTACTACGTGGACAAGTTTACGTTTGGTCGTATCGTATAGCCAAGCTTCGCTGGCACCAACTAACTTGATAACTGGTTCTGATTTGAGTTTAAGTTCTGCAAACTCTCGAAGGAACTTGAAATTACGAGTTAGTTTTTCAGGACTTACCGCTTTCTTAGCACGTGGTTTGCGTTCTACTTTCTTGATCTGAACATAGCTGTTGCAATCGTTGATTACCGTCTCGCAGAATTTTACACAATTACGAAGTTGCACTTTTGTGAGATGGCTGTAACCTTCAACCAACTGGTCATCTCTGCCTTCCAATACTTCATTAAATTCAGCCAGTCGTAATTCCCAAACTCGTGTCACAGTACCGATCATGTTAGGGCTGATATTCATACCACGCATCAACCCAATGGGTTTGAAATCCGCCGACATTTTTGCACCAGCATCAATAAAATCATCAAACATGCCTTCAAGTTCTCCACAGCAGTCTGATACTTTTTCACGTAGGTGGTCTTGAATTGTGAGTTTTGCCACTGCGGCGTCGGCATCAACTTCGGACTGTTCACGTTTCTTTTCTTGCTTGACATTGAGCATTTGTGTGATATCGTTATCGATAATGCTTTGTTCGTGTTCCGTAAGCGCCAACCCCAGCAAGGTCATGCGGCAGACCCAAGCCGGTGTAATACGAATTTGACTATCTGGAACACCACGCATTATTTTAGCGTCTTTTGTTCGCCCGTTGTGCTCTAAATAATGGCACAACATGTCCTTGGCATCTTTTTTACCGTAGTGATAATTATACCACTGAAATGCATTGGCCAATGCGCTGATACGCCGTTCCTCAGCAGGTTGGGTTTTCCATTCAGGCTCAAACCCTATGTATTTGGTTTCTGCACCTTTGGGGTTCAGTCGTTTGATTTCAGTTGTTTTAGCCATAGTCGTCGTTGTTTTTACCATGTGTGTATTATATGTGAAAATTACTCGTTTGTCAACCGAGCAGATTAGCAAAGGTTATGTGCTGTTCCAAATTTGTAAGCAAATCTTTTACTTTTTGAACCAATTCTCTATAGCGTGATGTTTCTCTGTGTAGTCTGCGGCATTCAACACTTTCCATATCTGCGGCTGTAATAGCTTGGTCTATTGCACGAACCATTTTTAACAGGTCTTTTCGGGCCACCTTATTTTTCACGTTGGCAATGGCTCGTTCCGCACGGTCCAAGCGTTGAAATAATTCGTCCATGTTTGTAATTATACGAGCTTTTGAATTACTAGTCAATCAAACCCATAAATACATAACTATGCCACGATTAAGCCTATATCGCCCAAACAGAACTGCTGACTACCAATTTTTTGATCGAACCATCAAAGAGATGTTTACTGTTGGCGGACTAGACATTTACGTTCACAAATATCTTGGGCCCATTGTAGATCCAACTCAAACCAACAACCCTGGTGATGCTACGTTACCAACTTACGACACTACCAATCCGTTGTTTATTGAAGATTTGCTATTGTTGGAAAACCGTGATCGGGCATACGATCCGGACGTGTATATCATGCGTGGCGTATATCGAACACAAGATATTGATTTTGATCTTACACAATTTGGTTTATTTTTAAACAACGATACCTTGTTTATTACATTTCACTACAACAACATGATAGACACATTTGGGCGCAAGCTCATGGTAGGTGATGTTATTGAAGTTCCTAATTTAAAAGACTACCACCCATTGGACCGTAGTATTCCCAAAGCATTACCCAGATACTATGTAATACAGGATGGCAACTATGCTTCAGAAGGATTTAGCCAAACTTGGTTGCCTCACTTATGGCGGATCAAAGCCACGCCAATGGTCAATGCTCAAGAATATAGCCAGATCATTAACGAACCATTTATGCCAGAAAATATCTGGGATCCTGGCAATTTTTATCCTGGTGGCGAAACAGTCAACAATGGTGGCACCTATTATGTTGCACAACAAAACGTACCGCCAGGCACTGATATTACCAACACAGCCTATTGGACAGAAGTAACCACACCAGCAACAGTAGGCGACCGAATGAGCACCAGACCCAAAGATCTGGAAATTAACGATGCCTTATTGGTACAGGCTCAAGCTGATGTTCCGCTCAGTGGCTACGACGTTACAAAATTCTATATATTACCAACTGCTGACGGACAACCAGCCGGTGCTGGTCTTACTGCTGATGACACCCACCCTACAGCAGACAGCACAGCGCCAGGCGATGGTACCACGCCCAAGAGCTTTGGCTATACCATGGGTTACTTAACTGGTGATGGCGCGGCCCCTAATGGCTTGCCAGTAACACCGGGTGTAAGTTTTCCGCCTAATCCAGCCGCAGGTGATTATGCCTTGCGTTTAGATTATTTTCCTAATCGACTGTTTAGATTCAGTGGTAGATCTTGGATCAAAATTGAAGACAATGTTCGCACTGACCTTGACTTGGCCTCAGGTGCATTAACTCAACGTGCCAGCTTTGTTAACAATACATACACTGTTGCTACCACAGATCAAGGCAATATTCCAAGCCGTCAGAGTCTTAGCCAGATACTTAAACCACTGGCTGACAACGGCAGTCAAGGTGGCAACATTACACCACCTAACCCAAGACCACCAGGACGATAAATGGCACAATTTTTTTACGATGAACAAATACGAAGATTCTTGTTACAGTTTGCTAGAATCTTCAGTAACTTCAGTGTAGAGTACGGCCGCAATCAAGCCGGTATCAACGACACTTTGATCCGTGTACCGGTTCGGTATGGTGATGCTAGTAGACAAGCACAGACTATCATGCAACAAAACAGTGCCAATGACATGCCAGCAACTCCATTAATGACATTTTATGTCACCGGTCTTGACTATGACCGTCCAAGAATTCAAGAACCTAATTTTGTAAGCAACATTCAAGTTCGTCAACGCACCTATGACGAAGCCACTGACAGTTACGAAACCACACAGGGCAATGCATTTACTATTGAACGGTTGATGCCAGTTCCATACAAGTTAACCATTGCATTGGATATATGGACTAGTAATACCAATCAAAAGATGCAGATACTGGAACAGATACTGGTGCTGTTTAATCCTAGTCTGGAAATACAAAGCACTGACAACTTTATTGACTGGACCAGTCTAACAGTTTGTAATCTTGAATCAACTAAATGGAGTAGTCGAAATATTCCAATAGGAACTGAAAATCCTATAGACATAGCTACACTTACTTTTAGCATACCAATTTGGCTGTCAAGCCCAGCTAAGGTCAAGAAGTTGGGTGTGGTCGAACGTATTGTTATGAGTGTGTTTGATGCCAACGGTGATGCCAGCAATGCTATCCTTGACAATGACCTGCTGTTAGGTACTCGACAAGTGATTACTCCATACGGATATCAAGCCCTGTTGATTGGCGGAAGCCCTGGAACAGTTGGTAAATTACAAGCATTACGTGTGCAACAGGTTGTGGATCAATCCAACGCCAGTTTAAATCCTCCCAGTAGCCCAGATAGCAACTTACTATGGCACGATGTTGTTGGAGTATATGGCGTATTAAGAGACGGCATTAGCTATATTAAATTAGAGCAAGACGACGGAACTGAAGTGATAGGTCATGTTAGTTATGATCCTACCGACGATCGATTCTTGTTGTTTACTGTAGACTCCGGCTCAACACCCAGCAATACGTTAGAGCCAGTGTTGGCCGTAATTGATCCACTACGAAGTGGCCCTGATGCTGGACTAGCTGCACCAGCAGTCGGTCAACGATACTTGTTTACTGAAGCAACTGGTACCTTCAACGAAGGATATGCTGAAGCCTGGGCTGGCATAGCTGGACAACCCTTGGTTGCTCAAGCCAATGACATTGTTGAATACGATGGCACACGGTGGCAGATTTCTTTTGACTCGGCCTCAAGTCCAGATAATATACAGTATGTCACAAATATCACAACAGAAATACAATACCAGTGGACTGGCGATACATGGATCAAATCATATCAGGGCTTATATCCCGGAGGCACATGGAGTCTAGTATTGTAAAAGCCGTAGGCGTTTGGTTTTACTCGGTTGACACTCGTCGTTACCTGTATCTCATGCGTAATGATCCAAAACATCCGGCAGCATGGGGTTTGCCAGGTGGGCGTGTAGAAACCGGCGAGGCATTGATGACTGCTATTGTTCGAGAGTGTGAAGAAGAACTAGGATCAATGCCCGAGTATGTGCGTATGCTTCCACTAGAAAAGTTTACTACTGTAGATTCAGGATTTGAATATCATACGTTTTTTTGCATTGTTAGCAATGAATTTCAACCTAAACTAAATCATGAACACATTGGATATGCTTGGATTGATTCAGGCACATGGCCCAAACCTATGCATCCGGGCCTGTGGTCAACTGTAAACTTTGAAGCGGTGCAGAATAAAATTTTAACTATTGAATCCAGCGTTTATACATCACAATAACTGATAAACTCTGGATAGGTCATAACCTGTGTGTTAAAACAGTCGACCCAGACATCAGGCATGCGTGTGTTTTCGCCTACTAGATAAAATTTAACACCCGGATAAGCCAAAAATACATCGGCCAGTTGTGCTTCCCAGTTTAACGAATCACCATTGGTTTCATCTGTGTATCCAAGTAAGAATACTTCTTGGTGGCCGTCAAATGCAGCCAGATACACAGCCGTAGTCATATCAATCAATCTAGGTTTGTGTGGAATTAAATAAAATTCTCCTGGATTAGCAATACAATTACGTGCAGTGGTATACACAATGTTGTCTTGTTGGTACCCTGTTTCTAAAATTTTATTCAAATTATTGATATTGGTTTCTACTGCAAAGTCCAAGCGCATTTGTTGAGCAATTAGGCCTGTGCCGTAGGTTTGTAATTTTTTACTGCCTAATAGGCCGCCGCGGTGACGTTGCAGTCGTGTGTAATCAAAGCGCCAACGATCAAAGTCACTGCCAATGCAGGCCGCACGACCTGACAGGTGATGGTTTTCAATGGGATTTGGAATCCACTCACGTGTTTCTTCTTTTTTACCAGCGCCCCATCTAGTCTCTAGTATTACAAATTCGCCAGCGTAGTCTGTGCGATATCTCGCTTGCATTATGACCTTCCTACTGCTACTTCTATCACTCCTGGTTCAGTTGAATTGTATTCTGCTAAGGCTTTACCAATGATGCATCCTGGTTGATATAAATCAATATTTAATACTTGAGCAACACCAGGCAGGTCACTAGATACCAAACGATCTCCTTTGCGTACGGTGCCAACTACAGAGCAAGGAACTCGTCCAACTAGTGCTACTTCAAGCGAATGCTCGCCTGCTTGTGTGGCATTCATTAGGTAGGCTGGTTGTGTAGATATGATACCAGCCACTTGTGTAGAATGTGTTGTGGTTGTAGTAGTTATCTCATGATTGCCGCCAAACTCAACCACAGTGCCAGGCGTGTAAGGAGCGTCAGCACAATACATTTCAGCCAAGTCAGCGTATTGTGCTGACGTTGCTTTGGCAAATACGGTGTTAAAGTAAGTGGTCGACGATCCAATATTACCAACACCATTGGCGCCACTGTTAAGGATGCTATTGGTGTTGATTATACCATTTATGTTGGCTCCGGTAATGTTTCCGGTTACACTTAAACTTGTTCCAGTATAAACTTTGTTGGCAATAGTTTGAACACAATTTAACCCAACTTGGGCAAATCCTCCAGGCGTTGATCCATCATGCACTCTAATTACATCTAAATCTGTGTCAATGCTCAACTCACCAGCTGAGCCAGTAAACGAGTTATTTTGTGATGTAGTTCCTCTGCGGAACTGTAAAACTGTTGGCATTGAATTCTCCTGTTTCTTTATTTATTTAAGTTAGCACACCCAAATCCACAGGTTCTAATACTTCTCCTCCGGGATCCATCATGCTGTAAACTTCACCAAGATTTACTCCAAACGCATCAGTAGCCGATGACTCAAAAGGTATTTCCTGCGAGGTTTGTACGAAGTTGAAGGTAAGATCAAAATTTCCGGTAGCTCCTGGAACAGGACTTACTGTGCTATTAGGATAGCTCGTTGCTTGCCCTCCTCCGTTGCCACCAGTTTGATCGGCCCAGGCTAAAATGCCAGCTCCGTTCGTACTTAAAACTTGGTCTGCATTTCCGTACCCAGTTGGCAGGGTTAATAGATAATCGCCTGTGAGAGCATTGGGTGCCCGTAAAGAAATAAAATTACTGCTGTCAGTGTCATAAAATTTGACTTGTTGCCTTGATTGAACTGCAATATTACCGCTGGCTATTAATGTAGATCCAATAACATTGCCAGCAGCTGAAACTTGCCCACTTGTGGTTAGATTGCCGCCAGTAACGTTGCCAGATGCACTTAAAATTCCCGGTGATGATAGCCCATTGGTTGCTACCCAGATGTTTGACGTGCTGTTATAAGTTAAACTAATATATTCGCTACCGGCCGGACCAACTCCAATACCGCCACCATTGGCTGCGGCCGCTGTGGCCGCATTATTGGCCATGTTAATAGTTAAGTCATTTGTAGTAACGTTGTTACTGTTGATGTAGGTTACATTGCCTTGAACACTCAAGTTACCGGTGATGATTACGTTGCCATCGGTGCCGCCTGAACCGTTTGGGTCAATATATATTGTTGGGCCTGTGCTGACAATATTGGCGCCAGTAATAGTAATATTACCATTAGTAATTGCAGTAGTGGCTACGATATTACTGCCTGTAACATTGCCAGTGACACTAGCACTTGATCCGGTAATTATACCACCTACGGTACTGGCAGCAGTTACAGTGCCACTAACACTGGCACTGCTAGCGGTAATCACACCACCTACCGTGGAGGCCGCTGTTACTGTACCAGTGATGCTTACATTGGTTCCTGTGTGATTGGTAGCACTTATATTACCGCTGGTAATATTACCGGTGGTGCTGATTAATCCACCAGTTAATACATTGCCGCCAGTTACATTTCCAGAAGCACTTAAACTTAATCCAGTTATGACACCTCCTACAGTTGAAGCAGCTGTTTGTGTACCTGTGACACTGGTTGACGTTCCAGTTATGACTCCACCCGACACACTGGCTGCAGTCACTCCACCAGCAACACTGGCACTTGATCCTGTGATTACGCCGCCTACGGTTGAAGCAGCCGTTTGTGTACCTGTGACACTGGTTGACGTTCCGGTGATAATACCACCTACGATACTGGCGGCCGTTACGGTGCCAGTGATACTTACATTGGTTCCAGTATGATTGGTAGCACTAATATTACCACCAGTGATGTTTCCAGTGACACTCAATAGACCCGATACATATTCACCAGTTGAAGCAAATACCACTACATTACTGGTTCCACCTACGCTGATATTAGCATTGCCACCACTTGCTCCAATATTGGCTTCACTGGTTCCGTTGTAAATCTTACTGGCTGTGTAGCCTGTTGCAAATGCAATGTTGGCCAAGAGGTAACTGCCTGTTATATTACTTGTGGTACTAAGCAAGCCACTAGTTAAAATATTAGATCCAGTGATGTTGCCAACGATCACCATGTTACCATAGGTAGTTGATGTTCCGGCTGTGTTAGCTGTTACAATTGGTTCACCATTAAACAGCAAACTATCACCATTGTCAATTGTGCTAAGAGGAGCACCGCCAATAAACATTGAATTTGGTCCAACATACAAATGTTGGAATACCATGGTAGGACTACCCAATGTATAAACATTATTGGCAGTTGGCATAATATTGCCAGATACAGTTAAATTAGCACCGGTGATGTTACCAGTAGCACTTATTAATCCACCAGTTAAGACATTACCACCAGTTACGTTACCACTCAGACTAGCACTTGATCCAGTGATTACACCCCCTACAGTGCTTGCGGCAGTTACTGTGCCTGTGACACTAGCACTTGATCCGGTTATTACTCCGCCTGCTACCGAAGCGGCTGTGACGCCACCAGTAGCACTAACTAACCCACCGGTTCTTATATTACCACCGGTGATATTAGCAACTACTGATACACCAGTTGAATCAACTTTTACTCGTTCAACCAATCCATTGGTGCCGGTAGCGCCGGGAGTTTTTGTTTGCAGACTAAGGTAAGCTGAATAATTACCGTCATCGATTCCGGCTATTCTGGCTTCTGCGTTGGCCGCGGCAACTGAAATTTGATAGGTGTAAAAATCAATTGCTGATCCAGCACCTGCGCCACCACCGGTATTAATCAAATTTAACTGAACTTTTGTTGCGGACGATAAACTGTTATTAATATTTATTGGGGCAATATTATAGTAAGTTGGCTGTGCTGGCACAGTGCCAAAGAAGGTATTACCTATAAAGGTAGATATGTTGGCTGATCCTGGAATGGTTATGTTACCACCGGTGATATTTCCAGTTACACTTGCCGTTCCAGTAGTTACTGTGCCTGTAGAAGTTACTGTTAATACGTTGGCCGTACCAGCTGAACTTATAACAACGTTGGCATTTGAAAATACTCTTACATTACTGGTTCCGCCTGCAATTGAGTTTGCTGAATAATTTTGTGTATAGCTTAATGCGGTTGTACCAATGGTGATTGGGTCATCAGTAATCAGTTTCCACTGTGTGTCGGCATAGATGGCGCCTTCGGTCACCATAACAATCATGCCGGCTTCAATTTCACCGTTTTCGTTGCCGTCACTGGTTCTGGCCCAGGTTCCGCTTGAGCCCGATCCTAATGTAGTAATGTAATAAAGTCCGTTTTGGCTGCCAGTGCTCTGTCCTGTAACCAACACACGGTCGCCAGCGGAGAGACTAACACCGTCTACACTGCTGGGGGCACCGCCGGCTAGTGTGATATTGGTGGTTGTGACCACCCGTGTAGATTGTTTGTAATCTAAATTAAATATCTGCGCGGCACGTGGTTTGGTTAAGCCCATTGTAGTTCCATTAGTATGCAATATTTAGCCAAAAAAAATAGGACTCCATGAGAGTCCTATTTTGACTAGATAGTTCCTAGTTTAGAAACGTCCTACAACCACTTCGATTGTGCCTTCTGCACCATCAAAATCTTCTAGTGCTTTACCAATTACTGAGCCAACCTTTGGATCTACAGCTGATTGCGCACGACCTAGGCCTGCTGCAACCATCAAGTCACCCTTGCGAACTGGCCCAATGACCATACATGGTACACGACCTGTCAATGCCACTGTGGCCACATGCTCGGCTTCTAATCCTGAATTCATGGTGTAACTTGGATTGGTAGATACTACACCAGCCACTTTGGTATCACCTGCTACAGCGTCAACTGTAACTTCTGCTGTGCCGCCAAATACTAGCACAGTACCAGGAGCATACTCAGCATCGGCTGTGTATTTCTCTGCCAAGTCAGCGTATTGTGCTGAAGTGGCTTTGGCAAATACTGTGTTGAAGTAATTGCTTGAGCTACCAATGTTACCCACAGCATTGCCGTTGGCATTAACAATACTACCAACAGTAATTGTACCAGTACCAACTGTTAAATTACCAGCAGTTACGTTACCAGTTACACTTACTGTAGTACCTGTGTGCGTTGTAGCATTAACATTTGCGCCACCTAGAACATTGCCGCCGGTAATGTTACCTGTGGCACTTACACTGGATGACCACACAGTGTTCCAGCGATTTGTAGTGTTACCCAAATTGTATGTGACGTTGGCTTGTGGATTAACGTTGCCCATAAATCTTGAGTCGAACTGCCCAACAAGGAATACCTCATTTACACCGTTGATATCAAAGTGAACGTCTTGGTTGGCATCTGGAATCTGTACCTGTGTTGTGCCATTTAATATGGTATCAGTTGCAACGTTACCAAGCACAGTGGCATTGCCTGTCACAGTGAAATCACCTGTGACGGTTGTTGTTGCACTGGTATCACTAACTGAGATTGACGCATTGCCACTTACGTTTTGAATACTGGTCAGGGTTGCTGTTGTAGTCAAT